ATTTGCTCAAAGAAAACTTCACCTTCAACTAAGAGCTGTCTAAAATATTGCCATCCTTTGTTTTTTAAATCATAATACTCAACATATCTATGAAATTGTTTATCAAGAATTTCTTTCTGTTCTATTGTAAGATCAATATCTTTAAAGTGTAGTTTAGTAATCCAACCCGACTCATCAGGATTAATTGACTCATCACAAATTTCATCTAATGCATCAGCTACTTCAGAATATGCAGCTATAATTCTATAATCTCTCAAACGACCTTGCTTATCGTCTTGAATATTAGCATACATTACATCACCAAAAGATGAATCTTTTGCAAAATCACCTATAGGAATATTATTGTATGGGTTAGAAGATGAAATAGAAGCCTTAGCTAAAGCTTCAGCTCTTCTCATTCCTGCTTTTTGAAAGACTTTGTATTTAGGATTTAACGCATCGTTTTCTCCTCTACCATCAGTAGCGTATGGTAATCTATTTTGAATATATTGAATTAAGTTTCTACCAAAAGTAGAAGCACGTCCATCGTTCGTTACATAAGAACGATTTTGATTTGAGCTTGTTGATGATCCAGGTCCAGGCATCTTGTATATATTTATGCTAAGTGTATGATAGAGCTAGTGGCTTGGTAAGATGTTGCCCAACCAGCTTCGTTTGCGGTTACTAATGTAAATCTTCCATGTCCACTTAATGTATTAGCAGGGAAGTAAAAACTTACTATATTATCATTTGCTACTGTAAAATTAGAATCACTAAGTTTAAATCCACTTATAGTAGGTACGTTATCATCACCAGAAGTTATAACTTGATAATTAGAAAAGAATTGATCTACTTCTCCATTAACATCATTGGTATTTTCTGAACTTAGATAAAAATTGTTACTATAATTAAAACGCTTTCCAAATAATAAAAAGCTATTATCTAAGGTTGATAATATTGGTACTTCATTTCTCATTTCTACATTAGCACCAGTAGAAGTATAAAATATATTAGTAAATTCTGGTCTACCTGATACAGTAACCATTTCCGAATAGTTAGTAGGAACTGTATCATTATATCCAGATAAAGCACCGTACCCTTGTGTTTCATAACTATCAACTACTTCTTGTCTATCAAGAGGGTTGTATATTCTATTTCTTAAATCAACAGCTACGAAGTTGCTATCAACTTTATAAATTGTACCTTGCGTATCTTTCTTTTCCGGGAATAACCAACCTTTAATTGTAAATGTAGTATCTACTGTTATTCTAAATTTGTCACTATAAGTTGTATCTGTAGGTGTATTGTATGATAGCTCACCAGACCATAAAACTTCACTTCTTATTTCTTGATCGTAATCTGCGCCAAAGACTTTAGGTACTGGCCATGAAAGAATAATATAAGGGTTATTATATGGAGCAAAGTTAGATATAATTTGATCTACATCTTCCATATATCTAGCTAAGATAGACATATTAACTTCTAAATTAACCGGTACAGGCATTAAGAACTTAGATGAAACTCTTGGATTAGAATCAAGTTCTGCGGGTATATATGTTGGTGCGAGTTTATTAAATACACGTGACTCGTCTCTTGAAATACTAGTTAAGTTTACAGCAACTGCAGGTAGGGTAATATTTTGAGCTTTATTAATAATATCATACATTACCCTATGCTTAGGGGCAAATACATATCTTACTTCGATGTTAGATTTAGCTGATCGATCTTTATTCCATCTACTAATTACTACATCATCAAAAGCCGCAATAAATTGCGTTAAAAGATTTTTAATTTCAAAATGAAATGCTCTTTTCTTCATTCGTACTTATATATTTATTACAAAAACCTATCGATGAAATATTTTGGTAACTTATGCTTGTTATTAACTACACTTTCTACTATAGCACCGTCTAAAATATATGTTATGCAATGATCTTTATGTGATCTAACACCTCTTCCACAAGACTGAATTAACGAGCAAAGCATTTTATTTGTATACCAATCAAAATCTTCTTTCATTAGTCTTTCAATTCTTTTATCTTTAGTAGGTAGGTAAGGAGCTTTAACTATAATTTGAAATCTAGCTAGATTATCTTTAAGATCTACTCCATGTGACATAGAAGGAGATATAAGAACAGTGGGATCATTATTTAACGTATGTTGTTCTAATATCATTTCATTTCTAACTCCTGGCTCTCTAATTAAAAATCGTTTATTAGTTAAATTATCTGAAAGGTGCGATGTAATAGTATTGTTATGCGTATGTATAATACCTTTATCATTTTTATGAAAGTTGCATATCTCTTTTATTTGATCTACTACTTTAGGAAGATTTCTTTTAAGATTATGATAGTTTAATTTAAATTTGGTATTACAGTATATAGGGGCGTTTTCTGCTTTAAAGGAAGATTCTGCTTCAACGTATTTAAACTTATCTATACCTAAGCTTTTACAAAAATTATTTGGATCAATAATTGTAGCAGACATTAAAATTACCTTATCAGCATACTTAAACAAGTGATTAGAAAGGTTATTAACTTTTAGCGGCATAAAGGTGATACCCTTTTTACTTGTTTCAAAAATATATTCGCTCTCTTTCCAAGTATCACAAATAAGAGAAAGTTTTGAGTGTAAGTTACGTAAACTTATTAAGTTATTTTTTATAGAAATAATATATTTGTTATTCTTTTTAGTTGTATTAACTACATCTTTAAGTTCTTCTATCTTGTCATTAAGATCGATTATTAAGTTATTAATCCATTTTAACACCTGTATATTATTTTTCGAATAAAACGGTCTAACTTGAATATGAAAGCTTTTAAGCATATCAAAGTTAACAGCACAAGAGAATTCTTTTACTAATTGATCTTCAAGCTCTGCAGCTTCATCACAAATTAAAAATTGTCTCTTCTTTAAATGATCAGGTAAAGAAAAAAACATGTTATAATTTAAGGTATTGAAGCTAGACACTAATGCTTTATTACGCTGCTCATAATAAGGACATATGTTTTTTGACCAACACTCTTCTTTAAATTTAGGTAAGTGTAAGCATGGAGCAAGTTCTACAGTAAACTTGTCATCTACAGCACATTGATAATTTGATTTACCTTTTAATACTTCAACATCATCGAATAAACCTTTATACTGATCTTGTAAAGCTTTTGTTATAGTTAGAGCAGTACAGCCAAACGATTGTTCTTCGTCACAATGGTCTTCATACGCGTAGCCTCCACCATGCGCTCTTCTATAAGCTAAATAGTTACTAATTAGTTCTCTAAACTCTTTAGAAGTTTCACGAGCTGAATTACTTACTGTTTTCGAAATAAATGACTTACCGGAGCCAGTTGGTGCATTACATACTACAAACTTATAACCATCGTCAAAAGCTTGATCTATATTTTTTAAGAGCTTTACTTGAGCAGAATTAGGAGTATAACCACTCGGAAACTTTTTTAACAAACCACCTAACACACTATAATTATAGTATGGGTTCCTCTGAAGGCCATATATAGACTAGATTGTTGTATATTTTTGACTTAGAAGAAGTATCTAAACATTTTACTTTGTTAAGTTGGTTATTAGGTACAAATGAACTTAGGTGATAATTTAAAACAGCTTCATCACCATCTTGTTCGAGCTGTATATCAAATGGGTAAGGTATTTCATAATTCTTTATTGATCCCTTATACTCTAAAGATAGATTTATGTAGTACTGTTTAATTTGAAAAATTTTTAATCTACCTCGTTTCAAAATTTTCTTATCTGTTCTTATAATTATATCTCTCAATAAGAACGGTTTTAAGTGATCGGTAATATTTTCTAAACAGTTGTTCATGAATTCATAAAATCAAATTTTTGTTTTGGTGACATAGGGTAAATATTTTCATTAAAATAAACCCAGAAATCTTCATTAGCAGGAATTTGTTGTATTAAGTTACATTGGTTCATATTTATATTTCTATAATCCTGCATTAATATATCCCAAGCAACAGCTAAATTATCAGGTCCAAGATATGCTTTTGGCGGACCTTTAGGAGCAAAATAATTAAGCGATATTCTACCGTTTACTGAGTTAAGTAATTCAATAGAATTAGTACATAGCATTCGTCTCGTAGGAGCTAGACCTGATTTTAAAATCCTACGAGGAAAGCGTACTTCACAGACATTAGTTTGCAAAAGAGGATCAAGTATCGCCTTTTGGACTATCATCGCTCTTCTTGCAAATTCCGAACATTCTCTCTTCGTTCAAAAATACTCCAGTCTTGACCTTACCCTTTCCAGTAATAGCTACTCCATTTATAGTAACGCCCATGTTATTTGGAAAAATAACAATATCACCTTCCTTGGCGTATTTAGCATCAGGTCCTGCTAAAATAACTCTGCCTTTTCTCCAAGCCTTATTAAGAGCATTTGTTGGAATTAAAATTCCATTACGTTCTATTTCACCTTCTTGTGTTTCATCTACATATTCGATTAATAGAATATCATCAAAAATAAAACTTAACTCATAATCATCTATTCCAAAATCACCTTTATCTGATTTAGTTAGATCAATTAAGCTTCTAGTAGGTGCCAAATTATCTATACTTGCCATTGCCATATAGATCTATTTACTAGCTAGGTATTTTAAATCAATGATTAACTATTATCCTTTATCCAATCCTCAACCTTAACTGTTGGCTCCCACCCTAAAAGCTCTTTAGCTTTTGAAATATCAGCTAATGTATCTTGTGCCTCGCCACTACGAGATTCTATAAAATCATACGTATCGCCAACCATTTGAGCTATTTCCAAGATACTATTATTCGTACCTGTTCCTAAATTAATTAATTCACCTACTGGTTTTTTATTGCTTATATCTGATGCTAATATATTAGCTTGGACAACATCTGAAACATGTGTAAAGTCTCTTGTTTGTCTTCCATCTCCAACAATAGTAAGCTTCTCACCGTTATTTTTTTGTCTAATAAAAATACCGATAACAGGTGCATATTGACCTTTTACTGGATGTCTTTCACCGTATACATTAAAATATCTAAAGACAACTGTTTCTAAATCAAATAAATCAGTATACATTTTACATAATTTTTCACCTGATATTTTAGTTACAGAATATGGATTTAGACAATCATCTGGCATATTTTCATTTAATGGTATTTTATTCTTTAACCCATACCCTGAAGAGGTTGAACTATAAACAACACGCTTGACACCAGCTTCTTTAGCACATTGTAACACAGTACAAGTTCCTACAGTATTTGTGAGTGCAGCTAGCACAGGATTTTCTAGAGTTGGTTGTATTCTAGATTCTGCAGCTAAGTGAAAAACACAATCTACTCCATCATAAAGTGGTCGTGTGTTTTTATAGTCACATACATTTAATAAATGCTTTTCAGCTTTATCATTATAATAAAATTGCTCATTAGAGTCTGCTGATTCATTATCGATAATGATTACTTTATCATAAATTTCAACTAACTTATCTACCAGGTTAGACCCAATAAATCCTCCACCACCAGTTACAATTGCTTTACTCATAATTTAAATACATTTTTAACTCTCTTACAGACATATTTTTATTTTTTGCAATAGAGCTTAAATCTACTTCTTCCTCTTCTTTTTTCTTTTTCTTTATATAAGAAATTTTTTTCCACTTAAGTCTAGGAATCAAGTAGTAATATAATTTATACGACTCTTGTTTATTATCAAATATAGTACTAAACTTATTAAGAGTTTCGTTAGTAAAAACACACATATTGTTATCATAGAATGATAACCATCTATTAAACAAAAAAGGAACAAACGCTTGTTCGCCTTCTGAATCTAAATAACCTGCGTCTTCCTTCTTAGAATAAAATAATTTGTTTTGAAGCTGAAAAAAATTCATACTATAACTTTAGTAGTAGCTACAAACTGATCTTGAACTTCAGCATTAAAATAATCAATCACAGAAGTAATAAAATACTCTACTTGCTTTTTATTTAAATTAGATGAATAGGCAAAACCAGGAGCTTTATCACCAGCAATAATATTAATACCGGTATGACCTAAAGATACATTATCTTTCGAGTATGTAATTGAAACACTTACCTTACCTGCTTTTCTAACCTTTTCATCATTTCCAACAAACTCGTCTTGAACCATTAGATCATCACCTTCAACAGCAATAGGTTTTTGAATAATAGCAGCAAGATTATTGGCAATTGCTGTATTAAATAATCTTTGAAAAGACACAGCACCTAATGGACATAGGTTAGGTATCTCCCAACAAAAATTAATAGAATCTTGACTATGAATATAGTCGTCACTTAATGTATCTTCAAGATCAATTAAAGCATCTTTTACGTACATAGGAGCTCTAAAAGCAACTATGTTACCATAAGGAGATACATTTTTTCGAAAATACTCGTATGCGAAACGATTATGAATTAAATTACCATCGTATACACTTTGCTTAATAACCATATCAAATTATAATTTAAGTTGATCAAATATCCACCAGTATGTTTTCTCTATACCTTTAGCTAAAGGATAATCGGGTGCCCATCCTATCTTTTCTTTAATTAATTTATTATCGGAATTTCTTCCTGCTACTCCTAAAGGACCATCTATATGTTTTTTAACAAGTGGTTTACTTTGTATTGCTGTAGCAATATCTACCAGTTCATTTATTGTTACCATTTCATCTGATCCAATATTAACTGGTTCAGA